TGTAGCGCTCTTTGAAGTTCATCTTCATATAGTGCTTTTAATTGTTGTACACGTTCCAAGGCCCATTTTTGAGCAAGATAAAAAGCTAATCCAGAAACCATACAAGGTACAAATCTATAAGGTAGATCTCCAACATTTGTGTAATCTCCAACATTAGTAATTCTTTTTATAAAGTTTATAAAAAGAAAATTGCTTGCTGTTGTTGAACTTGGTGTAGGGTAAATTGTAACTGTAGTTTTATCAATTAATCTTTGAACCCAATATTGAGAAGGAGTTCCTTGAGAGTTTTTATTTGAAAAAGAAGTGTAAGTAGATCTATCTACTTTAGTTAAAGGTGAATCAGTTTGATTATTTGTATCAAAACTTGATCTATAACTAGCTTCTAGTACATCAGCTAATCCGTATGTAGCAGTACCTGTTGTACCTCCTGCAGTAACAGCACTTGTACCATCCGCAGTAGTTCTAAAAAAAATATATTCAGATTGACCTTGTACTAAATTAATATTTGTATTTCCAACAGTCCAATAGTGTAGACCTCTGTTACCCCATTCTTGAAATAAAATATTTAAAGTTCTTCTAGCTGATTTTAATTGATTTCCAGTTATACTTTGAACACCACATCTTTCGTAAGCTTCTTCAATTACTTCATCAATTGAAAAGGTAGATTCAAAATTGGCTGTTGTTGAAATTGCCATTTAAAACTCCTACGCTCCGGTAATTGTTACTGTAATGCTTCCGTCTGTTCCACCAGTTTGAGTAAGTGTAGCACAAATTCCGTCTTTAAAAAGAATTCCAGAACCTGGTATGTATACTGCTAAACCTTCTGTATCATATTTAAAAGTTGCTTTTAAATTACCACCTGCTGCTGCACCTGTTGTAGCTGTATCGTGTAAAAGTAAAACAGAACCTGCTTCTCCTCTACCTTGAATAGAAGTAATTCTAGCTCTGCCTGCTCTTAATAACGATATTGTACCTGTACCTTTTTGTAAGGTTGTTTGATCTGAATCCATATTTTCTCCTTAAATTTTATATGTGGGGCCGAAACCCCACACTAATTATTTATTACGCTGCGAATGCAAGTGCGCCAGTAACAGCTGCTGTTGCACCTGTAAATTCAGTTGCAATATTCCAAATACCTTCATCATAACATATGAAAGCAATCTTGCCGCCAGTAGTTAAAACGTTAGTAGCCGCATTAGCTGGAGTGAAAACTAATTTAGTTTCACTTGCTGCAGCAATATCAAAAGTTACTTCACTTGCCGCTCTTGATTCTATTACAGAACCTGTAGCCCAAACATCTGATCCAACTGCATCAAAAGTTAATGTAGCTGTTCCACCTGCTGTAGTTTTTGATTGAACGTAAACACAAACTGAACCTGCAGTTGCTGCTGGTAAAGCTATTGCAGCTGCTGCTGCACCTGTGTAGTTAGTAACATTCAGTGAATTATTAATCAAAGTAATGTTAGCACCTGTTGCTAAATCAGTTAAAATTAAACCAGTTAAGTCAGGCATTCCTGAACTATATCTAGTTGTAATTGTACCTGTTGTATTATTTTTAGTCGCGACTTGAAAACCATGTTCTGATCTTACTGGTCCCGAGAATGTAGTATTTGCCATGTTAATATTCCTCCTAGAATATAATAAATGTAGTCCCTAGGGGTTGTCGACTATACGCGTCTACATCTAAAATTGTTTTATGTATAGTATGGTATTTATACAACAGTTTTTAGTAGAGTGCAAGAGATCCTAAGGTATTTATGCATTTCAGCAATGTAGCTTTTGTCTAAGTAGCTACAGAAACTTGTGGAGCAGCGCCTTCAACGCTATTTTGTCTGTGTGCAATAGCTGCTTCTTCCAGCTTGATGTCAGTAATGACTCTTTTAACTTTGTCATCAATTCTAACCATCTCAAGAGTATATCTATTATTATCTAGATGCTCCTGTTGCCACTTCAACTCCAAGGACCATTTTTGTTTGTACAGGTCTTGTATCATGGATAACCTCCTCAAAAGTTATTCTATTTAATCCCGGATAAAAACTATCTCCGAGATTTTCCCAAATTATACTTTTTTCTCCTAGCTTGTCAAGTATTATTTTTTCAATACTTTCAGGAGTATCTAACTCATGCTCTATTTCAAATTTTGCATGATGGTTGTAGGCCCAGATATTAATTTGAGTTTTTTTCATATTATTACTTTCTTATTAAAATGTGGCCGAACTATGTCCGGCCACAAAAGTTTTATTGATTACGCACCCTCACAACCAAAGATACCTCTAGGGTCTGATACACCAAACGCGTATCTTTCTCTAGCTTTGTATCTAACGTTGCCAGTGTCAAAATCACCTTCCATTGCAGTAGTTAGAGGCGCTCTATTGAAATATTTCATTCCATTAGGCACGTCAGTCATAATGTACCATGAATCAGAATCAGTTAGGTAATTATTCACTCTGTATCCTTGAGGAATCATACCCATTGATGCGATTGCATTGATGTCATTATCAGCTGTTCCAGTTCTACCTGCAGACTTCATCAGTCTTTCAGCGTTGAATTGGTTCTCTGAAGGAATGATCATTTTCACTCCTCTTGCTGCAACTTTAAGACCTCTTTCATCAGTCATTTGACCTATATCGATCAATGCTTGCTCTAATGAAGTTTCGTTAAGATCCGCCTGAGTAGTTAATGTGTTTTTAAACACACCAGCTATTGTAGGGTGTTGAGTGTTAAACAAAGAAACGCCATCACCTGATTTAAAAGTGTTAGTTGACGGTAATCCGTTGATTAAAGGCTCAACAGATTTAACTTGCTTAGCGTTACTCATAGATCTTGCTAAAGCTTTTGTATATCTAGACGCTAGTCTGTCATACAAATTATCCTCAATCGCTTCTTCAGTGATTGCGAAAGCTAAAGCTACAGTCTCCATAGTGTACCTTGCAGTGAAAGTCTCTTGTGCATCGTCGAACGATATACCTTGACCTTCAGCTTTTGTTTGTGCGTTAGCGAAACCAGATAACATTACTTCCTCTTCGAAAGCTCTGTCAGATGATTCCTCGTTATAAATTTCAGTATGCTGATTTTCATAACGTTTATATTCAAGTCCGAATAGTGCATTCAAACCTGGTTCTAGTTCTTTAACTAGCTGTGCTCTTGATATTGCCATGTTTTTATACTCCTATTACGCCCAAGTTACTGCACCAGTAAAGTATTGATTAAGATTGTGAGCAACTACAACGCTTCTAAAAGCTGCGCTGACATCGTTAGATGGGTCCTCTGCTGATCTTACTAATCTCCATTGGTTGTTAGTAATGTGGCTTGTACTTATTGTTAATGTTGAACTTGATTGTCCAGATATTTCACTTCCTGCTGCAGTTACAGTCAGACCTACAGTTTTACCGTAGATTGCTTGTGCTGCCGCCGCATCAGTTGCCCCAATGAAAAGTTGATTAGGGTTATCTAGAACAAACGCCGTTATGTCTTCACTATTTGCAGGTGTAATGGGCTGATTGTAAAAATTCGCCCAAGTAGGTTTTTGTGTTGTAGCGGCATTATAAAAAATACCATTTAACACACCTATGCAAGTGTTTGTGATAGCTGCTTGAGCAGTGACTATATATCCAGCAGAACTTTTTACAGCACTACCTTGAAATAAATCAACTGTCATACCAGCATCAATGTAGTATTTGCCTTGACCAGAGGTAGCCGGTGTAGAACCGATTGTACCTGCTGCAATCAAACCAAAACCTTTTGTGTTTGCATTTGCCATGTTGTTTTCTCTCCTTATGAACCTGCCCCTAAGGGCCTCCAGTTCGGTTTATTTTATATCGACAGTTTTTAAGAATTACTTCTTTGTACCACCGAAGGTTACACGAGTCTGTCTATCAACATTGATAGGCATCCTTTTATCTTGCTCCCTTAAAAGATCTTGATTCACAGCTTCACTTCGGTCCTCATGTTTTCTTGTCATGTATTCCTGACGCTGTTTCGCGATCTCAACGGGTACCTTTGCAAGTAGAAGGCCACCGACCCCAACCACTCCCTTGTATTTGCCTTCTTCGACAACTGGATAGTCATTTGCATTTTCGATTTCTTCGGCACGTACTAACTCATAACCTTCTCTAATACGAGACGTTATGTTTTTAGTGTCTTGAAATCCAACACTCTCTGATCTTATCCATCTATACCTGAATCCATCAGGCGCAGGGGGTGCATCTAGAGAAGATGGTGGAGCCCACACTTTTGGTCTTTCAGAATTTGACCGTGTTTGACTCGCACGAGAAGTTTTATTATCTTGTTCTTTTTCATTTGTCATATGCTTAGTTCTCCTTCGTGATTTTTAATTGTTTTGCATAGTCTTCTAGTGGCACACCTAATTTTTTAGCTATTGCTACCTGTGAAGATGTGAGTCTCACAGTTTGGCGACCAGGTTTTACGCTTCTATTAGCCGAAGCGACCGTCTGAACGGGCGTGGTCGATTGCTTTGTACCAGTATTACCAAATTTATGGCTAAAGTCAACTCTAATTCTTTTATCGACCTCAGTATAATAACCTTCTGATTGTGGATCAAACCCTTCATTTACAAGATCCTTGTGTATTTCAAAGGCTGTAAATGTCATAGGTCTATCTGTTCCAAACCAAGAATTTCTAGAAGCCCAATCTTCGGCTCTAGGATCTGGTGTGGGTAATTCAGTAGGTGTTCTTTCTGGTAGTCTACCACCATCAGAAAGCTGTACAGGTTTTTCTTGTTGTACCATCTCTCTGTTTTTTTTAACGTCATTAAGTTTTGCATTTTCAAAAGATAGTTCAGCTATCTTTTTATTTGCTTCCACTTGAGATTTTGCGTCTCCAGCTTCTATCGCCATCGCTAATTCATTCTGCGCTGCGTCTAGACCTGTTGAGATACTTGACTCAAATTTCTTAACGTATTCGGAATCAGTTTTTTCAAACCTTGTTTCCAATTCTCTTCTTTTAATTTCTACAGCTTGTGCGTAGTCAACAGCAGCTTTTTCTCTTCTTTCTGCTTCTCTCATCTTACGCGTAAGTTTAGCAATTCTAGATTGCACACCTTGACTGTAGTCTTCTAATTTTTCATCTTGTTTTTTTGATTCTTGTTTAGTTTCGATTACTGTTTCTGGTTCTGTTGAAATAGTTTCTTCAACTGTTTCAACTGTTTCTTCTGGTAAAGAAACTTCGGTCTCTGGACCTGAAGTATCTATGTCTACCATTTGTTCATCTTTTGTTATTTTATTTGCTTCTGGCATAGGTCTCCTTTTCTATGGTTAGTATTGATGCAAGATATCCTCTGGATTCTCGATTTTTGCTAGTACTTCATCGTCGTTTAATAGACGAACTTCTCCACCTTGTATTTGGATTCTTGATCCCGCATAACGCGCGAACATCACCCAATCTTGGACCTTGCACCATGGACCTTCTGGATATCGTTCTTTATCCGAGTAACATTGTGGACCCATAGCTAGTACTAACCCACACTGAGAAGCAACTTGTTGTCTCTCTAATGTATCATCAGTTATTACTAGTCCGCCTTTAGTTTTATCTTTCATTTTAAAAGGTAAAACTAACATACGCCAACCTGTTGGTTGAGGTAATTTTGTTTTCTCTTCGGTTGCTAGATCTTTTTCTTTTTTTGATTTCTTAACACCAATTAAATCATTGTTTGGTGTTATTATTGTTTGTGCCGATGTCGACAACGGTTCCCGTGTTTTCATTTTGCTCCTTATCATTTAGCAGGTTAGAGAGTTCCTGTCTGGTTGCCTCTAGGGCTGTTATTTGTCCTATAATATAGTTGTATTTTTCCATATTGTCAACACCTCCTGATGTGACAGCTAAAGATAATTGATCACTTCTATCTTTTATGTATCTTACAAGTTTATTCATTACTGTTTCTAATTGCATATCTACTTTCTATTTTTTTGCTATTTTATCTTTATTAGGTCCTTTTTTTATCACATAAGACTGCGTTCCGCTAGCCCCTGTTTCAACTTCTTTTTTTAAATCTTTATGTAATCGTTGCCTTGTGAGAGTTCTTTTCATCTCATAGATGTAATCAAATAATTTTCTAGTAATTCGTTCCATTGTCTCTCATTAGCAATTCCACTTTCGAAGTGATTTAGATAATCTATCTTCTCCAGTATTGTTACTTGCTTTTTGTCTTTTACGCATCCCAGTCATACGCGCGCAGAACGAAGCTCTACGTTTCGCATCTTTAGAACCTTTTTTTAATTTTGAGGGTTTAGTTGTAACTGCTGTTTTAAGTTTTGATCCAGGGTTTGCTGCTCTGTAAGATGCAACACCTTCTTTCT